AAGGCTAATCGTAAACTTGACGAAAGTGCTATGACTGAAAGTGAGATTGAAGAAAACAAGATGTTTTGGGAAACATATGAAATGTTTACCAATTACTTGCGTGAGAAAACTAATACTAGTGTGTTGCGTCATCCTAATGGTGAGGCTGACGATATGATTGCGCGTTTTATCGCATTACACCCAGATGATGAACATGTTATTATCAGTAGCGATACTGACTATGTACAATTGATTAATGAGCGTGTTACACAATATAATGGCGTAAGCAATCAATATATTACACTTGAAGGCTATCACGATGAGAAAGGACGACTCATTGTTGACAAGAAAACAAAAGAGCCAAAACTATTAGGTGACCCACAATTTTTACTATTTGAAAAGTGTATGCGCGGTGACAGCACTGACAACGTGTTTAGTGCATATCCAGGTGTACGTACTAAAGGTAGCAAAAACAAAATTGGATTGATTGAGGCATATGCTGATCGTCATAAGCAAGGTTTCAATTGGAACAATATGATGCTACAGCGTTGGTCTGATCACGATGGTGTTGAGCATCGTGTGCGTGATGATTATGAACGTAATCGTGTGTTAATTGATTTAACCGCACAACCTGACGAGTTTAAGGTGTTGTTTGATGAAACAATTAAGAATGATGTACGCACAACCACAGTACCTCAAGTGGGTGTACATTTTATGCGATTCTGTGGCAAGTACGAATTAAACAAAATTAGCGAACAATCAGATACGTTTGCTAAATGGTTAAACTCTCCATATATAGGTATATTACATGAGTAAATATTTTTGTAAAGATTGTAAGTACGGCAAAATTCCTTTTATGACTAAGTTTGGCAACATACTATTTTTTGCTAAAGATGAAGATTTTGAATATGTATGTACAAGAACTAATGCTACCCCTGTTGTTACACATAGCCCTGTAGTTGGCACAGTTGTTGAAAAACCTAATAGAAACTATGAAAAGTGTTATAACGAACGAGCAGAAAGATTTATAGGAGAAAAAGATAAATGTGGACCTAAGGGTAAATACTGGACTCCAAAAAATAAAAATGATTTATTCAAATATTTAAAGAAAATTTAGTGTATGATTAGTTATTTTGACGATTTTTTACTAGGTACTCAATTTGTCCCGCTTAATCAAAAAATGCTTAAGCGTTATAAACACGGGTTACGTCAGGATATAGGACATACAAATTTTCCTTCTGAAAATCAAGCAGTTAGAATTAGAACGTCTAGCAATGATCACGATTATACTGAAAGTAAAGTTTTGCTAGGTATTGAGATTGTTCCTGCAATAGAAAAAATGCGTGAGACATTATTGACTTTAGGTTATGTTGATCCAATGGCATATAGTGTTTGGTATCAATATGGCGATAAAAATCATTTAGTTGGAAAACATTTTGATGGTATTGTGCGTAACAGTACACCTGAAAAAAGTCTATCAACTTTTTTATACACTCACAATTATTGGGAAGATGATTGGGGCGGTGAGTTTTGTGTTAATAGCGCAGAAGTATTACCTAAACCCAATAGATTGATTGTTTATTCACGTGATGAAGAACATTGGATAAACAAAATTAAACACACATTAGAGGATAATTATATGCGTATGTTTTTTGGAGTTAGTTGGAGTACACAATGATACTTGTAGCAAAACCAATTATTAAAGATCAGTATTGGGTAGTTACCGACGGTGAAAAGAAAGTAGGCAATGTAACTGCCAATAATGCAGGTTATGAAGTAAAGTTAAATGACAATTTTTTACAATTTAACAATACTGAAGAAATTAAAGAAAAAGTAAAAATTCGTTTTGAACCAATTAAAACTAATAATAGTAAAGTAGAAATGCCCTACCCAGAGTATCCTACTCCAGAAAAAGTCTATAATTCAGTATTTGATATCAAACGTAAGTTACATTTGTTCACAACCGAAGAAAAAAGTAAATGTTTGCAGGCTGCAGGATACTTTGTAGTGGAACAAAATGGTGTAAAAGAGGTACAATTCTGTCCAAAATACATTTTTATTCAACGATATCCTTATAAAGGACCCTATAAAACTGAAATTGAAGCCTTGGCACATATAAATACACAATGATTCACGTTAAAAATTTCATGGATAAAGTCTCATTACTAGAAAGCAAACGAACAAAAGATTTAGTAATGCCTATGACTGATGCTAGGGGATTGCGTGATGAAATTATGTCAATATTAATTGACTTACATAATTTAAAAAACAATATAGATGACAAGGTTTTACAGGTTGAAATTAAAGGCGGTACGTTTAAGTGAGCAGAACTCAGCCAAAAGTCATATTAGAGTATGTAGATAAAAATACATATAAGACTGAACAGATCGTTGAAGCCAGCGGTATTTGGTCTGTGTATTATGACGATCAGCCTATTAATTTAAAAAGTAGTCATTATCTTAACAATGATAATGCGCCAAAATATAAAAAGACTAGTTTTAGCAATCCAGGTCATGCTAGAAACCTATGTAGAAAACTTAACGCGCTATTTAAGACAGATAAGTTTTCAGTCGTTTTCTTAACGACAGGTAGGCGCGTATACCCTGATGAGTAACCAGAATACTTTAAAACATCAATTAGTAGCAGCAATATTTGATCAACTGCCAAGCGATCAACGGCCACCCAAAACAATAGATAAAATGGTATTCAGTTGGTTTGAAACTGGACGTCAGGGTAATAGTCTACGATTAACACTTGAGGGGAAAAGATATTTTGACATTGCGTGTATTGAAAGTTATAGTTATCCAATTTTTGATAGAGATGTCAATACTTTATTAAATACAAAATATTTAGACGATTATTGGATTAATAAATTTACTTTAAGTTGTGGACGTTTTTTGCGCTGCCCATATCATATTGGTGATCAAAAAGTAACAGTATATGATGGCAAGGTTGCCATGATGATAGGGTTATATGGCGGCACATTAATAGATTATTTGATATCACAGGAGCAAATCTATGACAGACAAAAAGAACAAGGGTATTCCAACACAGAAGACGGGATTTAACCCAAACAATTTTAAACAAGGTAAAGGTCCAAAACCTAGTAAAGGATTTGGCAAACCAACAGTTCGTAAAACAGGAAGAGGACGATAATGACTGACGTAACCCAAAATGAACAATCACAACAAATTCAAACAACTGAAGTAAACTGTGATTTTTGTAGTAAACCACAAAGCGAAGTTTTTCGTTTGGTAACAAATGAAAAGGGCATTGCCATTTGTAATGAATGTGTGGCAGTTTGTGTTAATATCATAAACCAAGCAATTGACGACACAAAGTTACCACAAGTAAAGTTCCATAGTTAGTTGATTTATTGATAATAGTAGCATATAATAGAAATCTATTTGGTTATTTTGGGTTTTTATGAAAAAGCTAGTTATTTTTGGGTTAACCGTTCTAGTAGGATGCGGGGGCGGTGGCAGTAATAATACCACAACTCCTGTTAGTAAACAGGGAGTAACCTCAACTACCACTACTGTAGCTACTAGCACAAACAATATGGTGTCTACTACTGTGCCTACTGTATCAGTACCCACAGATGTTTCACAAATAAGTTATCCCTCAAGTTATCAAAACACTGTTACATTAGTTGATGCAAATGCATTTTGCGATATTGATAATAGTGTAGTAACTTATCCGCTAAGTTGGAATGGACCTCAAACTTTACCATATGTAACCGGCAATTCATTAAATAAGAATTTACTTAGATCAATTGTTGTAAACGATATTACACCAAAAACAACATATACAAGTAATACATCGATAACAACTTCCTGTCCAACACCAGACAATGTAACAGAATTTAGCCGAACAGTTACAAGATTAAAATCATTAGGTGTTGATGTAGTTCAAATTGCACGTTATTACAATGCAATTCAAAATAATGATGGAAGTTATACTTTTACACCTGATACTAAAAACTCATTAAGTGATTCTGAATTTGCAAGCGAGGTTAACATTGCACACGCGGCAGGAATTAAAGTCCAAGTTACAAATGCAATTTTATGCTGTGTTAATTCTAACGGGCAAAACATTTCAACACCTGCAGGTAATACACAGAATTATAGTTATTGGCTAAATTCTTTACAAACTTATATGGTAAATCAAGCCAATACAATGCAATCACTTAATGTTGATATTTGGCAAATGGATTGTCCATGTTTGTATAGTGATAAAGGTGATGGTAGCACGCAATCAATTCAACAATTTGTTACTGCATACGAAAATATAATTAAATCCGTATCATCAGTATACACTGGTAAAAAGTTTGTTGTAGATAATAGCTTGTTAGACAATTCTGCTTATATTTTATCCAAAATTGATTATGTTATGGCATATGCAAATTATCCATATTGGATAAGTAATCCTGCAAGTACAGATAGCAATTTAACAGTTGATACGGTTAAACAAGATTACGCAACTGCATATATGGTTTCCAATTGGACTGATTTATCGGCAAAATATAACAAGCCACTTATAATATATGGAGACGTACAATCACGTAAAAATTATCTATCTCAACCAGGTTACATGGAAGAATACATGTGTGAAAATACCATTGGTGGGGTAACATTCCCAATGGGTACAACCAGCCCAACTGGTTCAAACACTTGCATTGAGTTAAATACTACTCCTGCATTTAATGAGCAAGCAATCATTATAGAAGCAATGTTGGAAACAATTAATTCGGCTACTCTTCCTACAGGATCAATTGTACAAATAGATGGATATTTTTCAGACGATTTTATGTCAATGAACGGGCCTACGTTTCCCGCAATAGGCAGAAGTATCAGAAATAAGCCTGCTGAAGGTATTGTAAAGCAATGGTTTATGCGGTAAACTGTAAGTCATTGATTTTATTGGAGTTATAGTTGTTGACATTTTCATGTAAATAGTACATAATGTATTTAAGTTCTCTGATGAGCCTGTGAAAATCAGGCGAAACAATACAATGAACGCCCGGTGTAGGAGTTGAGTGAGTCGAGCGGTCGAAAGGCAAGGCATGGAATGCCCGACTCAGACACTTGCGAGTTGTATTGTAAGAACATATAGGAAAGACAATGGCGACTAAAAACGACATTACAGGTGATAGTATTCGTAGTAAGTCTAGTAATCAAAAAGCATACGAATTAGGGTGGGAAAGAATTTTTGGTAAGAAAAAAGCCAAAAAAGGTGTTAAAAAGGTTAAAAAAAGTAGCAATTGATAAATAAAAGCACTTGACAACAAGTATAAATAAGTTTACAATTGTTACTCAGATTAGGAAATATAGGATGAACAACATATCATATCACATAACAAGTCTCCCTGCTATTCAAAATAGCATGAGTGCCTTTTTGTGCGGCAATATTGAATCATCATATATTAGCACAAAAGATAAACCCAAAGGGTCCTTTAAGTGTACTGAGTAAACAAAATAACTCAAGAATTTAAAAGGACCCTGGACTAAACACCCAGGGTTTTTTATTTTGCGCAAAAGTGTTATAGGGAACGCGACCCTGCCCACACTATAAACATGGGCTATTAATGAGGGCGGCGACGGGGATGGGAAGTCTACGGAGAAAGCGTAGATTGTAAAAACCGTACGATAAGCAAACAAATTTTTATAAATTGTTTGTATATGTACAAACAATATTTTTTTATGCTCGGTTCGTCTAGAGGCCAAGGACGCTGCCCTTTCAAGGCGG